GCTGAGTTGGCAATCGCAGTCGCTTTATATCGACACCGCACACTCCGACGGAGTCATGCTCTGCTCGCCCGTCGATATGGTGAAATGCTGGCCGAACATCTTCAATCTGCGCGAGGCCGAACGGACAAGCAAGCAAGGCGTCCCACCGCTGCCGAACTTCACAGCGTTCAAGTACCAACTGAAGGGCAACGGCATGAAGCCGCGCACCGCCTATGTCGAGTTGGCTCGTATTCCTGAACCCGAAACGTGGCTCGCCGAGCGGCTCGGGCCGCTAAAGGTGGTCCGATGACCGGCGCCCCTAAGGATTTTGAGCCGATGTTCGGCCATTTTCTACGCCCCGTTACCCGCGAACCGACCCATGTGAGCAGTTCGGGGACCAAAAGCATCCCGCCAAAATCCTTAAGTGTATCTCTCTTAAGGAATTTGGCGGGATGCTTTTGGATTTCACACCCCCTGCTACCTCCTAGTCGGGTTTTGACGCAAATCCTGCCCTCAAACCCCCTGCGGGAGGGCGCGCGGTGATAATCGCACCCCCGGCGCGGCGCCTGACAATCACGTCCCATGACACGCGGATGCGGCACACCACCATGTCGCCTGCGGCGGTCCGCAAGAATCAACAGCGCATGCGCGAGGCGCTAAAGTTGGTTCAGGTTACGCTCGAATTGCCCGAATATGATTTGCCCAAAGCGTTGATACTGTCGGGCCTCACTCCGAAACAGACGCTCGACGGGACGCGGATCAAGGCCGAGCTAGAAGCGATTGTTCTGGAATGGATTCGCCGTTGGCTCGCGACCGAAATCAAATAGTCACGCTGTGACAGACGAGCCCGATAGCCGCGCTCTAACGTGCGGCCATGACAAACACATCATATTCCCGCCCCTTCCTCCCGGCCGAGCGTTCGTCCTCGGAGGACACCGATTGTTTCTGGCGCGCTCTGTCCATGGTCGCGCTAGCCATTGTTCGCAATGAACGTGACATTGACGGATTTTTTACGCGCACCTTCGGCCCCAATGAGCACAGCCGTGCGCGGCAAATCCTCAAGGCCGCATCAAGCCCGACAGATACGACAAGCGGCGCTTCGTTCTTGGCAACTGCGCGTCAGATGTTGCTGACGGGGCTGGCGCCAAAATCAGCATTCGCGAAAATTCTCGCTCGCGCCCTGCAAATCGATTTTGACGGTACCTATCAAGTCGCCGTTCCACGGATCAACTCCAGCACCGCGCCGGTCTTTGTCGCGGAGAGCAACCCCGTCATTGTCATTCAAGACACTTTCGCCAGTTCGACGCTTGGCCCGGTCTCCAAACTTTCCTTCTCTGCAATCTTTACTGCGGAGTTGGAGAAATACGCGGTGCGGAGCGCAGCGAATATCCTCCAAGTCGGGCTGCTCGAAAAATCCGCGACTGCGCTCGATACTGTCGGCTTCGATAATGTCGCGGCCACTCTCGGCACGCGCCCTGCGGGGCTGCTCAACGGCCTAAGCACCTTGGGCGCTACCGCAGGCGGCGGCTTGGCCGCCCTTGCCGGTGATATCGGGAAAATTGCGACCGCGATGACGACCGCAGGAATCTCCACCGAAAATCTGGTGCTCGTGATGAACCAAGCCGACGCGGCGCGGGCTCGTATTCTGGCTCCGTTCGGTCTGCCTGAAATCATTGGCACGCTTGGCCTTGCGGCCGGAACGATTGTTGGCGTGGTCCCTGACGGAATCGCGACCGGCTTTCTCGGCAACAGCGAAGTCTCGCTCGCGACGGATACAGCCGTTGTCATGCAGGACTCGAACCCGCCGCAGATTTCAACGTCGCCCGGTCCAGTTCTCGGAGCGCCGGTGCTCTCGTTGTGGCAGATGAACTTGATTGGCATCAAGATTCGAACGGAATGCTGCTGGGGCATCATTCAGCCCGGAGCGGTCCAGTTCATCAGCAGCGTGACATGGTGACCCACCATGTCAAACTCCATCTTCGAACGGCTCAAACGGCAAGCGTCGAGTTTCGACGCTGCCGAAACAATCACCCGTGACGATATCGCTCGCGGCGATATCACCATTCGCAAACAGACTCTATCCTCAACGGCGCTCACGCAAGTCGGAGACCTGTTCGAATTCAACTTGAGTTCTCCCAACGCGGACCGCGCCAACGATGAAATCGTGCAGGAAGGAATTCAATGTGATGAATTCATCCTGAACCCGGTTTGCCTGTGGGCGCATAGGTCGGATGAACCGCCGATTGGCACTTGGCATGACCTGCGGATCGTCAACGGCTGTCTGCGGGGTTTTCTCCGGCTCGCGGCCGAAGGCACTAGCAGTCGCATCGACGAAATCATTCGCCTCGTGAGGGCAAAAATCTTGCGCGCTGTGAGTATCGGATTTTTTCCGATACAGGTCGAGCCAATCAAGAGCACAGGCGGGACGCGCTACGTGAAAAGCCGACTCGTGGAAGTCAGCCTGTGCGCCGTGCCGATGAACCCGGACGCCTTGGCAGTCGCGAAAAGTCTAGGTGTCCATGACGACATAATTTCTCAAGCCTTCATCGGGCACCCTGCATCAGACGATCAATCACTTGATGACGGTGACGACGAAGTTCTTGGAATGCTGGCGGACGAAATTGGCCAAGCCATGGGCACGTTGGAACGAACAACGCGTGACGAACTGTTTCGTCAAAACGAATTCATGGTTCGCAGGCTTGCCGAACTGGAACGCCTGCAAGGTGAGGATAGCCGGTTCACAAGGGGCGCGTTGGACCGCTTGAAAAATGATTTCATCGATTTGCTCAAGCGCCACAGCCTCGATATGGAGCAGGATTCCTTGCACGGCTCGGTCAACCATATGGGACGCAAGCGCCGTGACCCCTTGCAGTAATCAGATGCGGCTCACCCTGCAACTGCGCGAGCATTCCGTGCATGTGATAGGAGCCGCCTTGATCGACGCTGCTCACGCGTCGGGTGATGACCTTTTCATCGGCGACTTGCTCCAAGAATTGAGGCGGGTCATTCTGGCGCTTGCGTTACGGGGATTGCGACGTCGTGCCGACAGGATGCGGGCTGCGGATATGTTCAGCGGCGTTATCGCAGAGATTAGGCGTTCGACATTTCGTATCGTGCCGGTCGATGCCAGCCGGTTCTATCCTTGGCGCGAGCGCCGTACGGGATGAAAGGTTTCTGCCGGGTGATGGTGCGGCCAAAATGAAAGAGCCAAGCACGTGTTCTTAAAATTGGTCGCACCATTTCGGGGCAGTCTACTTGGTTGAGCATCGCATTCCGTATCGGCGGGCTATCCTTTCTCCCGCGCGATATATTGTCCCCAAGCGATGCTCCGCGACCGATGCGGCCGATGGGTTCCTCCTCTTCCTATCGCGTCCGCATCGGTACGCAACTATCAATGGATGAGCGATGAAATTCGCGGAGCAGAGCAAGTATAAACATCTGTACCGTAAACAGCGCTGGCGTAACATAGCCCGTGACCAGTTACGCCGCTTCCCGAACTGCGCCATGTGCGAGGCCGCCGGTCAAATTATCGAGGCCAATGTCGCCGACCACAAAATTCCGCATCATGGCGATGAGATGAAGTTCTGGTTTGGCCAATTGCAATCGCTCTGCTACTCGCATCATAACGGCTCCAAGCAACAACTGGAGCGCAGAGGATTCGTCACTGATATAGGTGCCGATGGATTCCCTATTGATAGCCAGCACCCATTCAACAAGAGCCGTAAGCGCAAATGACATGCTGGCTTGTACCAACTACCAAGTCACGCGAGCGTACCAACAAGAGCAGGGGAGGCAGTGTCTAGGCTGTGCCGCTACTCATAAAGCACGGGGGGAGGACCCACTTTTTGACCCCGGAGGCCAAAGCGGACCGGCCCCTTGCTTTCGGCTTCACAATATTCCCCCGAATCATTAGGCGATGTTTTTTCACGGGGAAAAATTCTATACTACACGCAAATCATTTGGAGTTTACCCCGTGGTCAAGAAATCGAATCCTAATCTAACCGTCGTCAAACTACCAACGAAGGGCAAGCAACCTCCGCGCAAACTTGGTCCTCGCGGTCTCGCGCTTTGGCGCTCTGTTACTTCGGCTTACTCCATCAATGATATCGGCGGCGTCGAAATTTTGATGGAGGCTTGCGTGATGCGGGACCGTTCCGAGCAGTTGGCCCAAGAGATTGAACGCGATGGAGTCACCATCAGGACGAAAACAGGTTTTCGCGAACACCCCAACTTGAAACTGGAACTGGCGGCTCGCGCCTTCGTCAGCCGCTCTCTTCAAAAACTCGGCTTGAACATCGAAAGCGATTCTATCAAGTCGGTCGGCCGCCCGCCGGGCAGTTGGAACAAGACCCAGCGTGTTACTTCGTACGATCAGCCAGTGTTCGATGATGGTGACGACTGATGCCCCGAATAAAGAAGCGGACGCCAATCAATCGCGGCGTCGAGTTCTCGGATGCTGCCTTGGATATTTTTAGCCGAGCGCTTGAGGCGGAAAAACTGGAGTGCCGTTGTCACGAAATGCCCGAACGGTCGCCCGGCCGTGACTGTGCAAACTGCGAGCAGCATTGGAAGGCACAGAACGAACTTCACAGAGAACTTCGTTGTAGTCCGCAATTTTATCCGTGCATCATAAATCCGAATTGGGACTACAAATACAACGTCAAGGCCGCCACCAAACTCCGCGCCAGACTTCTAGCCGCACTTAGGAAACGCGAGGGCCAAAAGGCATGACGCCATGAGCCCGCACAAAGAATGGGTCGCCATCTTCGCGGTCATGATGCTCACGGGTGCAATTATCGTCGCCGCGATGTATGCCCTAATCATCCTGACCCGGTGATGGTCTCTTTGTAACCTCTTGAAAACGGCTTGCGCTCGCAAACGATTTCCCCGTGATCCCCGGTCTGCTGGAGCTCGCCGTTCAGTGTCAGGCAAGCGCCCGAGCGCCCCGCTGTGCGCTTGGTTCGCGGCCGGTCTATGAGCGCCGGGCGCCTAAGCGCCGAGCCGCCCGCATGTCGGAGATGACGCGGTTTATTTGGGCAGTTCGTCTTTGATGGTGGCAATGAAGGCGCGAAGTTCTTTTGAATTGTACATGTTGGCGGCCACTACAGGGTGCAGGCAGTAGCGGTGCGGGTCAGCACGGCCGCCCTTGCCCAGTGCGATGACTACCTCTTTTCGAATGAGGCTCTGCAAGGCGCGTCGTACGGAGCGCACGAAGGCAGGCGGGTCTTCCGCTGTGCAGATATCCGAGAACAGCACAGGCTTTCGATATTTCCGGAGCGAGCCCGCCAAGGCTCTTTCCATACGGCCGAAGCCCCGCGACATTGAAAATCCCTCCAAAGTTAAGTGTTCACTGTGTACACTTAACTCTGAGGGCTTTCAAGGCCGCCGGTCCCGTCGCCTTCCTCGATTGTGCCGTTGGCCAGCACGCGGAACGGCCGCACCGCGCGCCAGACCTTTGCGGCCGGTGGCGTCGGTCTCGGCCCGGACGAGCCCTAGGCGCTCGGCTTCCTGAAGCATCAGCCTGACGGCTGGATTGTCGGCCTGAAATCTAGGTTCCATGGGCTCAATAGAAGCCCGTCTAGCGCCTGATCCGCAAGCCGCGTATCGGCAGGGTCGGCCTGAACGCCTGTATGGACGGGCTGCGCTCCAAGGGCGCGGGGTGTTCTAGGCGGCTCGGGACTTTGCTCGGGACTTTTTGGCGTCGACTCCGACGTTTTAAGAGGTTTTAGGGGCTATCGGCGGCGGGCCGCGGCGCCGGTTCGCAGGGGAAAAGCCAACAATTTCAACGAGGTTAATGGGAGTATCTCCGCCATTATGATTTGCGCCGCCAACCTCTGAAAGCTCGGATGCACCAACGCTTCCGGCGC